TGTTTTGTTACAATCTTTCACTATGGGGCCTTACGTCCTGTGCGAAGAACTAATCAAAAGGTATATCCCAGCGTTCCATATAATTATTCCACTTGTCGAATATATCGCATGTTCCGATTCAGTCCCATTGTGGTATAAATTCGCTTTGCATGGCATGTTCGCCTGCTTCCCATGGCCCTATAACATATTTGTTCACGCTCTTTGGAACGGATGTGTTACATATGGGTCACTTCATACAAAATTCCCCCATCCCGGCCCAAATGTTCGTGTTACACCTGCACCAATTCCACCTGAGAAAAATCTTTTTGAACCGATTATGTTACCTGACGGCTCTTCTATCTTTTATGATGAAAAGGGTGTGTTGCGGTTTCTCAAGGCAGGAAAGGATGGTTGGATTCATCCGGAGAAATATCCCATGACAATGGCTCAGGCCTTGCAGGGATCAATAAAACCTGTGCTCTCTATTGTAAAAGATCTGTTTCCAAAATACGCCCCTGTTATTACTGGCATTGCTGGTATAGCTGGGGTGTGTGTCTATTTGGGAAAGAAAATTATCGCTGAAAATAGAGGACGCTCTTATGCTATTGTTACAAATGTTCCTGGCTGCAAGTGGGGCATGAGTGACGGCGTCGAGTTTTATTGTACTGACCACAACCACGAAATACTTACGGTCCCAGCTGATCGAGCCGGACCTGCTTGTGGTTCCCTTCTTCGTTGTGTCCATGACATGCTTAGTGTCAGGGAAAATTTTGTTGTGCATGATGGCGTATTGGCCCACTTTGATCGCCCCGCCCCACTACCAAATGTAAAACTCTACCCAGAGTTGAAACCGCAAGATCCCCGGTCTACCATTGAAATTGTCGATCATATCGAAAAGACTGGGTACGACGGCAATATACCCAAAATTGTTGGATCTGCTTTTGTGGGCGCCATTCCGGTTAATATCGTTTCTGATACCGAGATGGAGTACATATCAATTCGAAACCGTTGCATTCCAGAGAAACTTCCTGTCGACCAAAACGACATGGATGATTTGACTACTTTTTATCGTGATAATTTTTACCGATTGTTTCCAGATATCAAGTACTTTCCCGTTGCTTTCGAAGCATGGAATGCACGTTTTGGACTTGTAAAGCGCACTGCACATGCTGCAGCTTTACTTGATATAGGCGAAGGTGGTTGGCCTGATGACCAACACTTTAAAATCAAAGCATTTGGCAAAAATGAAATGCTCGTAATATCCGCTGATAGTCTGATTCCTGATAAGCCGAAAAGAAATATTTCTGGCTGCTATGACCATCTAAATATAGTCATAGGACCCGCTTCCCTTGGTATTAACAAGGCGGTCTCGGAATCATGGACTCCCCGACATTCCATCATGTATGCATCTTCTTGGAGTGCGGAAGCTATCACCAATTATTTATTTGGTGAGGTTAACGTGAACATGCGTGAAGACCACGGGATATTACAGACCAGCGATTTGCATCGTATCCACAACGAACATCGCACTACAGGAGAATCTTTTTGTATGCCAAGATTTCGTTTTATGCTTGATGATGACTGTAAAATCTTTGATGCCAGCTTACTAGAATTAATTCTACGTAATGAGCGCCTAACATATGAATTAATGAATGTTGAAATACAAGTTATTCGAGCGTATGCAAAGTTGCACGCTCATACCACTGGAATGACACCTCATGGAGTTAGATATACTGTCAAAGGAACCCGTCGTTCTGGTGAAGCTGCTACAACTGTTGGCAATTCTGTAATTAACGCGCCGACACATGCTAAAATTGCCGAGGATCACGGCATAATGGATTACAAGATACTTACGCTCGGAGATGACATAGTTTTTGCGACTAATGAC